GGATGGGGATGCTGATGTTCCTGACGAAGAAGGACTCTTCCCGAAATGGGACGGCAAAGCCTTAGCAAGAAGACGTAGTGAGGTAACACCATCAACATGGGCGTTGGTGTACCAACAAGAAGATGTTTCTGAAGATAATATATTTCCTCCAGCGATTGTCCAAGGTTGTATCAATGGACAACGCAAACGCGGACCGCTGAAAGCGGGTGCCGTGGGACATCCCTCGCACATTGAGGGGTATACAATAATCGGGTTCGACCCCGCAATGGGCGGGAATGCCGCGTTTGTGGTGATTACCTATAACCGAGCAGATGGTAGAATTTATGTTATTGACTGTGTAAACATGTCAGAACCTACTCCTCAAAAAATTCAAACGAGTATAGAAGAATTAGTTTTAAAGTATAGACCACAAGAACTACGCGTTGAAATTAACGCACACCAGAAAGCGTACTCATTAGATGATGACCTTCGCAACTGGCTTGCTTCTTATGGATGCAGATTAGAGTCTCACTTTACTAGCAAGAACAAATGGGATTCAAATTTTGGTGTGGCTGGTATGTCAATGCTCATGGGCACTGAAAGAGATGGCAAGTTTCAAAATAATAATATTATTGAAATTGCATCTACTGACCACTCAGAAGGTCTTAAAGCATTAGTCCAACAGTTAATAACTTGGAAGCCTAATACTAGGGGCAAGACAGACTGCGTTATGGCTCTATGGTTTACCGTGCTCAAGGCAAGGGAACTCATGCAGCAGAACAGCAGGATAAGTCGTTACGCTTCTAATCGCTGGTCAACTAAAGCACAAGATAGCAAGAAGTACTCAATCAATCTAGACGAAGCCTTTGCAGAGCAATGGCAAGACATATACGGATAAGGATACAATATGGCAAATCCAAAAAAAATAATCAAGGCTGTTAAGTCTGCTAAGAAAGCAGCCGAACGTGCTAAGACTAATGCTATTCAAAAAAATTCTGTTAAAGTAAAACCTGCTGCTAAGCCAAAACGTAATCCATCTGACCCTGCAAAAACTGCATATAAATTTAATAATTCTTATAGTCGTGCAGAAAAAAGGTCTATTTATAAAACTGGTGGAGGTAACTAAGTTGGCAAATCCAATCAAGGCCGTTAAGGCTATTAGCAAAACTGCTGGTAAAGTAAAGGCTATCAAACGTGCTAAAGAATCTAATATTGGTGTAGGTTTAGCAGGTAGTAAAAAAAATGGAAAACTTGCATTTACTGAATATAATTATTTTGGAAATCAAATTACCACCAAAGGTGGAAAAAATAGTAAAAAATTTGCAAAACTTAATAAAGCATCAATGTTAAGTACCGCAAATGAACTTGGTGTTAAAACTGGACGTGTGCCTGCTCAAAAGAGTAGAAAAGTATCTGAAAAAACTTTACAAAAAACTCAATCAACCATGGTGCCTAGAACAAGAAGCATACCATTTAAATCTAAATCTAAGGTTCCAGTAAAGAGACGGGGTAAATAACATGGCTAATCCAATTAAAGTAGTTAAAGCAGTAGGTCGTGCTGTTGCTGGTATTACTGGCAAGGGTTCTAAAAATGTAAATCCTATTTATAAAGAAATGGGTAGAACAAATCAAATTCAATCAAATTCTGTTAAAGTTAAAAGAACTCAAAAACAAATGGACGATGCTATGTATGCTGAGAATGATAAAGCATTAAAAAGTTGGGTTGACCAAACCTCTAAACAAATGTGGGATGGCATGACTTCTGGTGAAAATTTTGGTAAAGTTAAAAAAATTAATTCTAATCCAATGCGTGGTAGATAATGGCTGCCTCTAAAAAAGCAAACCTTGGTCCTACTAAAAAGTTAAAACCAATTATAAAACGTAGTGTTAAGTCTGGTTTAAAAGAAGATTTTGGTTATATGAAAGAAGGCGCAAAGATTGCTGCCGATGTTATTATTCCTAGAAGTGCATCAGATTTAGCATTAACGTTAGCAGGAGGAAAATTGTTTAATGTGGGTGCACGTGCAGTAAGTGGTATTACTAAAAAGGGTGCAAAGTTTGTAAGTAAAACTTATAGGAACATAGGTAAGTAATGGCTATTGACCCAAGTAAAATTGCTAAGGCAATTCGCGCTGCTCAAGCGGCTAAGAAAAAAATAGCCAAAGTTCCTCGCAAAGAAGCCCGTGAAGTTGCTAGAGAAGCACGTAAATCTATTGGTGGTATGAATGCTCTTAAGCGTTCAGGTGGAACTATTCCAACCAGACCAACAAGAGTTCCTAAAGACCTTGCTGTTAAAAAAGTTACACCACCTCCTGGCAAGCGTAGTATTTATGAAGCAAGAATTAAAAAGGCTGTTAGAGAAGGAACTGGCGTTCCTGCAATTAAACCTAAAAAATATACTGGACCTATTAATCCACCTAGTGCTAAGAATCGTCCATCAGGTTTAAGAGAAACTTCAAAGATTGAAGAACGTGAGCCACGTCCAAGACCACTTACTAAAGAAGAAATTAATGCTTTACGTAAAGTTGGAAAAAGAGATTACCATTCATTTGGTGTAAACCCACTTGCTTTTAAAACACAACAACAAGAAGCAGACCGTAGAGTTAATCAAGCACTACGTGAGATTAGAGCAGCAGAAAAGAAAGTTAAGAAGGTAGAAAAACAAAACAGACGGGGTAAGTAGTGGCTAATCCTAAAAAAATAATTAAGGCTGTTAAGAAGGCTGCAAAGAAGAAACCAATGAGTCCTAAACAAAAGACTTATCAAATCCGTGGTGCTGAACAAAAAAGAGAAAAAGAATTAGATGCTAATGGCGGAAGAGCATCTGCTGCATTTATTGCAGACTTAAGAAGAAAAACATTTCCTGAACAATACAAATAAGGGTAGGTAAATAATTGTTAAATATTAGACAAGTTGCAGCAAGAGTTGAATCTCTTAAGCAACGTTCTACCGAAAGAGACCGCAGAGCACAGGATGTTCTTTCTGTCCGTAAAGGTAATATTGCTCAGGTATATCCTAACTTTTTTCCAGATGGCGTAGAAGCCAATGTAGTAGCAAACTTTATTGACATTGTTGCTCGTGACCTATCTGAGGTAATGGCTCCACTTCCAGCAGTTAATTGTTCTGCAGCAAATCAGGTATCTGACCGTGCTCGTTCTTTTGCCGATAAGCGTACTCGCATTGCTGCTAACTATTTTGCTCATTCAGATTTACAAGTGCAGATGTACACAGGTGCAGACCATTACATCACATTCGGTTTCGTCCCATTCATAATTGAATTAGACGAAGAAGCGGGGCTGCCGCGTATCAGAGTAGAAAGTCCAATTGGGGCTTACCCAGAATTTGACCGCTACGGACGCTGCATTGCCTTTGCAAAGAGATATTCATTAACAATTGCTGAGTTAGTAGCCCAGTTCCCAGAATATGAATTACAAATTCTAGGACCTAATGGTTATGACCAAAGTTTAAATACACTGGTGGAGTTTATTCGTTATTACGATAAAGACCAATCATTGATTTATATTCCTGCTCGCAATAACTTAATCTTATCTCAGGCTATTAATCCATTCGGTAAAATGATGGTAATAGTTGCTAGACGTCCATCTATTGATGGAGAGATGCGTGGACAGTTTGATGATGTTCTAGGTATCCAACTGCTTCGTAATAGGTTTGCATTACTTGCGATGGAAGCAGCAGAGAAATCAGTTCAATCACCAATCGTTGTTCCTAACGATGTTCAAGAAATTCAATTTGGTGGAGATGCAATCATCCGCACCAATAACCCTGCTGGAGTTAGACGTGTAGAACTTCCTATTCCAAATGGTGCATTTACTGAACAATCATTACTGCAACAAGAATTACGTGTAGGTACTCGTTATCCTGAGTCCCGTACTGGTAATCTTGATGCAAGTATTATTACTGGCCAAGGTGTGCAAGCACTTATGGGTGGTTTTGATACACAAGTTAAATCTGCTCAGGCTATCTTTGCTTCAGCCCTTAAAGATGTTATCTCTCTTTGTTTTGAAGTTGATGAAACATTTTTTGATTTTGAGAAAACAGTTCGTGGTGTAGATGCTGGTTCTCCTTACAGTATTGATTACAAACCTTCTAAAGATATTAAGAAGGATTACTCAGCCGATGTTCGCTATGGCATGCTTGCTGGTCTTAACCCAGCACAGGGACTTATCTTCATGCTACAAGCGTTAGGCGCTAAGATTATTTCTAAAGATATGGTTATGCGTGAATTACCATTTGGTATTAACGTAACCCAAGAGCAAGAGAAGATTGAAGTTGAAGAGATGCGTAACTCTTTAATTGGTTCACTACAGGCTTATACACAAGCAATACCGCAAATCGCAACACAGGGTGGAGACCCAAGTCAAATAGTTGTAAAGATTGCTGATGTAATCAAGGCACGTCAAAAAGGCGTAGCCATTGAAGATGCTATTGAGCAAATCTTTAAACCTGAAGAATTACCTCCTGCTGGTGCTCCACAGGTTGAGCAAATGTCCCCTGCTCCCGTTGCGGCACCCGCAGGAGGCTTACCTCCTCAACCACAGCAAGGTGGCGGATTACAAAGTCTTTTATCTAGTTTAACTTCTGGTGGACAAGCCAGTGCAAGTGCAAGGACAGTTGTAAGAAGATAAGTTAGAAGGGGACAATGACAGCAATAGTTGGTATTCAAGGCAAAGGCTGGGTTGTCTTAGCAGCAGACTCAATGACTACATATACAGATAGACCATATGTAGCAAAAGGCTGCGACAAGATAGTTAAAGTTGGTGAGTATTTAATTGCAGTAGCAGGAGATGCTATTGCTGGAGATATTCTCAATAACTTATGGCAACCACCTAAAGTAATTAAGACGCAAGACCCAGATAGATTTATGATGATTAGAGTATTGCCATCTATAAAGCAAACTTTAACTGAAGCGGGATATGACCCAAATCCTAAAGGTAAGAATGATGATGATTCTGGTTGGGATGCATTAATTTGTTTTAATGGAAATCTATATCAAGTTAGTGATGACTATGGATATATGCGAGACGATAAAGGTTTTTACGGCATAGGCACAGGTGGAGCATTAGCCCTTGGTGCATTAGTATCAATGGAAACTGAAACTAAAACACACGCTAAAGCAACAGGTGCAGCAAAGAAAGCAATTAACATAGCAATTCAGTACAACATATGGTGCGGTGGAACCGCAAATATCAAAACACAATTTACTAAGTAGGAGGAAGTGTGGCGCAGCAAGGTGGATATAGAAAACCGAATAACCCAGCCCCAATATCAGGCCCTGGCGCTCTTAGTCAACGCACTGACGGGGGCGGCACACAACCTGCAACCTATGTTCCAGGATTACCATACGGACAAGGACAAGAAACTTACAACAACCAAGTAGCAGCGCCTATGGCTGGCAATCCAATTCCTAAAATGGAAATGCCAACACCATTGTTAGCCCCTACTGCTCGTCCTAATGAACCTATTACTGCTGGTATTGACCGCGGTGAAGGTCCAGGTTCAGAAACAATGGGAACATTACCTAATAAGGCTTACACAATTACAGATGTATTTAGAAATTTAATTGCATACGACCCATCTGGCGATGCAGAGTTGGTTTATAGAAGTTTACTTGACGAAGGGTACTAATGGCTGTAAAAGTTAACTTTATAGTAGCCAAGAATAACCCTAATCTTTATGTTGCTGCTAAGGCTGCGAACCTACCGCAAGACCAAGTATCTCAATTAGAACAGTTTTCTTGGACAGTTGATAAAAATAAAAAACTTAATCAAATGTCTACCGATGCTGCAAGAAAAGAATACAACGAGTTAGACCCAGAGGTTCAGGAAAAACTTAAATATCTATTTCCTAAAGCAGATTATATGCAAGCAGCACCAGATGCTAGTGATTACGCATTAGGTGCATTAAAGACTGTTGGTAAAATAGCAGCATCTCCTTTAATTGGTATATTCAAGGCTGCTGGTGTATACAATAGAGTTATTAATACACCTTACTTGGTAGCACGTCAGGCTGCACAAGGAGAAGGTTTATTCTCAAAGCAAACTTGGACAGATGCTTGGGATGGACGTAGAGTATTTGACCATGGTGCCCTAGCCGAGGCTATTGGATATTTTGGTAATGAGAAAGTAGAAGTAGCAAAAGGTTTACTTGCAGGTAAAACCCCTGGAGAGATTATATCTTCATCTGGCGGAACAGTAAATCAAAGATTATTAGATGCTCTAGAAGAATCACTTAACAATCCAGACAATTTCCGTCAAGTAATGGATGCTGTTAAATATTCTCAAGTATCTCCAGGT